CTTGAAAAAATCAACACAAATCATTTTGGAAGAGCTTGCTGTCAGATATCCTGACCAAACTCATTTCAGAAAAAATGCTATCGTCGAAATTGGCGAAAGCTTTGGATACACCGGCAAAGACTGGGACCCATTGATGGGCAAAACTAACAGAGTAAAAATTGGTACATATGACCTAGAAGGTTTCATATCGCCAATTAGAGAAATTGTTTCTAATTCTATAGTTCAACCAATCCCAGCAACTGCAGCTCAAATGCAGTCAATTGTTAACGAAGAAAAGACTTTCGCAAAAACAGATCCTACATTTATTGCTTGGGGAGCATTCACTGACATCGGAAAAAACGTAAAGTCAAATATGTTTTACCCAACATATATTTCAGGTCTTTCAGGTAATGGTAAAACATTCATGGTAGAACAAGCTTGCGCTAAAGTAGGCAAAGAATTTATCAGAGTTCAAATCAATCCTGAAACAGACGAGGATGATTTACTTGGTGGGTTCAGACTTATCAATGGAGAAACAGTTTTCTCTAAAGGTCCTGTTCTTAAAGCAATGGAGAATGGAGCAATAATTCTCTTAGACGAGATCGATAGAGCAACAAACAAAATCATGTGCTTACAAGGAATCCTCGAAGGTAAACCAGTACTTGTCAAAAAGACTGGCGAAACAATATCGCCTGCAGAAGGATTCAATGTAATCGCAACTGCTAATACAAAAGGCAAAGGTTCTGAAGATGGCAGATTTACAGCAGCTTCAATCATTGATGATGCATTCCTTGAAAGGTTTACTATTTCAGTCGATCAACAGTTCCCTTCTCTTAACATTGAGAAAAAGATTGTTATTAAACACATGGAAAAGTTTGATTGCTTAGATACTGACTTTGCTGAAAAGCTAGTTGTTTGGGCTGACATTATCAGAAAAACATTTTACGATGATGGTGTCGATGAAGTCATTTCAACAAGAAGACTTTGCCACATTGTTCAAACGTTTTCGATCTTTAATAAAAGAGACAAAGCAATTGACTTATGTATTTCAAGGTTTGACGAAGATACAAAAGAAGCATTCCTTGACTTATACAGTAAAGTAGATGCTGAACAAATTATAGCTCCTGAGGACAATACAAATGTTTAATAAGAAAACTAAAACAATAGATTATAAGTTTAACGAGGGAGCTCTTATTGAAGAGCTTCAGAGTTATATAGACAAAACTTATGGCGGTCACTATTCAAAGAATCAGTTTCAATCAACTGAATTCATTATTGATTGTGGACATGGCATGGGTTTTGCTTTAGGTAACGTGCTGAAATACGCACAAAGGTATGGTAAAAAGGAAGGTCATAATAGAGCTGACTTACTGAAGATTCTACATTATAGTATTATCGCTTTAGATTGCCATGACAAAAAAAATGAAAAATAATCGTTTACATTATGTGTAAACTATGGTATAATATATTATAACGGAGAAAATATGAACCTATCAAATGACACCTTAAATGTGTTAAAAAACTTTGCAACAATTAATCCTAATGTTGTTTTCAAACCAGGACAAAAGTTGAAGACTATATCAGAGTCCAAAACAATTCTAGCATCAGCTACGATTGTAGAAGACTTTCCACAAGAGTTTGGAGTCTATGACTTAAACGAATTCTTATCAGTCTTAAACTTGATTGATAATCCAACGTTGGATTTTGAAGAGAAAGCAGTATTAGTAACAGGTGGTGGACAAAAGATAAGATATTTCTTTTCAGAAAGCGATATCCTAACTACACCTCAAAAAGATATTCAGATGCCAGATCCAGAGCTTGGTGTTTCTATTGATGAAGATAAACTTAATCAAATAAGAAAAGCTGCTGCTGTACTTGGTCATACTGAACTAGCGATTACAGGCGACAATGGAATTGTTACAGCCTCTGTACTTGATACAAGAGACTCGACTTCCAACGTGTTTGAAATAGAGCTAGATAAAGACAACTCATGTAAAAATGAGTTTAACTTCGTGGTAAGTATTCCTAACCTGAAGTTACTACCAGGCGATTACTTTGTAAGCATCAGCTCAAAGCTAATCTCTAACTGGACTAATAGTAACTATCCGGTGGATTATTTTATCGCTCTTGAGAAGAACTCAAGCTACAATGTATAAATATATTGTAGGAATGGAAGATGCCGCATGGGGCGGGTCTTCTTATTTTCGTAACTATGCATAGGAGAAAATTATGTCAGAAGAAGTAAATAACGTTGAAACTGAAGCTGAAGAAAGCGTCCAGTTAAGTCTACAAGACATCGCTACAATGGTACAAATAATTGATATTTGTTCTAAAAGAGGTGGATTTGAAGGCCCTGAGCTTGAAGCAGTTGGCGGTTTAAGAAACAGAACAGTAACGTTTCTAAACGCAGCTTCAAAAGGTAATGAAACACCAGAAGGTCAAGTACCTGAAGTGGAATCACCTGCTGAAGATTCAGAAGAAGGTTAATACACGAGGGGTGAAAGTCCCCTCAAATTTTTATTATAAAGGATATATTATGAACAATACTGAAAAAGCCAATCTGCTCGAGGCTTTACAAAAAGGGCAAGTCACAGTCACATTTACAAAAATAGATACAGGCGACGTAAGAGTCATGCCATGTACTCTAAATCCAGAAATGCTTAAAGCAAATGGTGTTAAAACAGAAATCAACTACACATCTAACTCAATGGAAGCTTTTCCAGTTTGGTCGTTAGACAAAAGCGCATGGAGGTCTTTTAGGTTAGATACAGTTGAAGGTTGGGAGGTACTATAATGAATGAATTCCTATGGGTCGAAAAGTATAGACCAAAGAAAGTAGAGGAATGTGTTCTCTCAACAGATCTAAGAAAGATCTTTCTCAATGTTGTTAACAAAGGCGAACTGCAAAACATGATGTTTACTGGTACTGCAGGTACTGGTAAGACCACAGTTGCAAGAGCTCTTTGTAATGAATTAGATTTAGACTATATCGTAATCAATGGTTCAGAAGAATCAGGTATCGATACTCTTAGAAACAAAATCAAACAATTCGCTTCGTCGGTTTCCTTATCAGGCGGCTACAAAGTCGTCATCTTAGACGAAGCGGATTACCTTAATCCACAATCCACTCAACCAGCTTTGCGTGGATTCATCGAAGAGTTTAGCAATAATTGTAGGTTCATACTTACATGCAACTTTAAGAATCGTATTATAGAACCATTACATTCAAGATGTAGTGTTATTGAATTTACTATGCCAAAGAAAGAAAGAGATGCTTTGGCTGGTTTGTTCATGCAAAGAGTACAACAAATCTTACAAGTTGAAAGTATTAATTCAGATCCAGCTGTTCTTGCTGAACTGATTATCAAATACTTTCCAGACTTTCGCAGAACATTAAATGAGTTACAAAGATATTCAAACTTCGGTAAAATTGATAGTGGCATATTAGTTAACTCAACAGATATTAGTCTAGATACTCTGATGTCTTCTCTTAAACTTAAGGACTTTAAGAAGATGAGACATTGGGTTGCAGATAATATCGACACTGAACCCGCATCAATGTTTCGTAAAGTATACGATAACATGAACGAGTTCGTAGAGCCGCAGTCAATACCACAACTCGTATTGATTTTGGCTGATTATCAATATAAGAATAGCTTCGTAGCAGATCATGAACTTAATATGGTTGCTTGTCTAACTGAAGTTATGGCAGGAGTAAAATTCAAATGAAAAAATTCAATATAAATCCATTGACTGGCGAACCAATCGAAATGGAAGAATCTAAATGGGAAATCGTAGTAGTTCATTACGAAGGTTTCATAACTGAAAAGTATAGAGCTGTTAAGTATAACGAAGATAAAGCTATCATAGCTGAAAGAACTTTTAATGCAAAAGAAATGGCAGAAGCTTATATCGATCATCAATCATGAACCCATTCGAATATTTAAAAGCAATCAACGAAACCAAGAAAGACATCATGGTAGATGATATTGCTGAAAAAGAATACAACGCATTTCTTATTAATCGTGGACTCTCATTCTTTAAGGATACTATCCTATATGCGAATGAAATGAACATCCACCATCACCTAGATAATCGCGTTCAGTTTGATTTTTTTATAAATATAATTAGGAAGAAAAAGAGATGGTCCAAGTGGATTAAAGCAGATGATGTTGCTAATCTCGAACTCATCAAAGAATATTATGGATATAGTAATGAGAAAGCTAAATCTGCATTAACATTAATGAGTAATGAACAAATTGAACAATTGAAAATGAGGATTTATAAAGGTGGAAAACGATAACATTCAAATAACTGATTGGACTCCTAGCTCTATGCTAGAAGTTACTCTCAACGAACCAGACGACTTTTTAAAGATAAGAGAAACTCTTACTCGAATAGGAGTCGCATCAAGAAAAGACCAGAAGCTATATCAGTCTTGCCATATATTACATAAGCAAGGTAGATACTTCATAACACATTTTAAAGAGCTCTTTCTTTTAGACGGAAAACCTTCTAGTCTATTAGAAAATGACATACATCGTAGAAATACGATTGCAACACTACTTGCAGATTGGGGACTTGTAACTATGGTCAATCCTGATCTTGCAAAAGAGATTGCTCCTTTAAGACAAATTAAAGTGATTCCCTTCAAGGAAAAATCTCAATGGGAGCTCTGTCCAAAATATAATATAGGAAACACTCAAAAGGATTAGATGACAGGAAAAGAACAAACTAAAACACTTAAAAGATTAAACTTAATACCAAGAAAAAGAATGATAGAAGAGCAAATAACATTACTTAAATATATGTACATATTTGTCTCAGGAATTATTCTAGGTATATTTACACAAATTTTATAAACTAGCTATCAAGCTATTATAAATATAATTGAAGAATGCGGTATTGGACCGGTTCTCAACAACCTTGCTATTATATAGGAGGAACTAAAAATGGTAAGAAATACTTTGAACGTACCACGT